CCGGTCAGGTTTTAACCTCGACCGAAATGGATAATCTCCAGACGAACGACTATAACCAGACGGTGAGCGCGAAGACCGCTTCTTATGTATTAGTCGCCGCCGATAAGGGAACGCGAATAACGATGTCGAACGCGGGAGCGACGACGATCACGGTAAATACTTCGCTATTCGCCGCCGGAGATACTTTATTTATAACTAACATCGGAGCCGGCGCCTGTACGATCACGGCCGGAACTGCGACAGTTAGCACGGCGTCGAGTTTAGTTCTTGCTCAGTACGATTCGGGAACCCTTTACTTTACGAGCGCCGGAGTTTCTATCTGGCAAAAGTTTCAGGGAGCCGCAACTAGCACGAGCGGTTTAACTAAAGTGCAAGCCTCAACTTTTACCGCCGTCGCTAATACCGGGACTACATTCGACGGTGTTTTCACATCAACATACAAAAAATATCTAGTCGTTTTCAATGGGTGTATAAGTTCGGGCGGCGTTGCGGTTGCAATTCAAACACGCGTTGCAGGTGTTAGCCAGACAGGTAACTACGGTCTATCTAATCAAACAGATTACACAGGCGGCTCGACTAATGTTCTTTCCAACAATGCAACAAGTGTCAATGTAGGCACGTGGGCATCTGGCATAGGCACTAATTTAAACCTCCTATTTACCGCCGTCGGTAATGCAAGCGAGCGACCCGCTTTCGGCGGTATCGGTTCAAGCGGAAGCGCGTACGGCGTTCTAACTGTCGGCGCGGTAGGTAATACTGGAATCGTAGACGGTTTCATTATTACTCCAGCCTCGGGAACTATTACGGGAACGATTACTATTTACGGATTGGCGAACTAATGACAACTAAAGCCGAATTGATTTCTCAATTTAAAACACAATATCCGACACTAAAAACAGGCGATGAGGATAACGGCTATACGGATTTAGACGCGGCAGAATACGAAGCGACTATTTCAGCCTGGGCCGATAATCTTCTAGCGAAAGAAGCGGAGGCCGCGCTGGAGGCTAAAGCGGCGAGCGATAAAGCCGCTTTACTAAAGCGCCTGGGTCTTACCGCCGATGAAGCGACGCTCTTACTTAGTTAAATGCTAACTTCTTCCAACGGATACCCGGCTTCGGCGAATCAGGCCGAAATAGGAATAAAGTCCTATAAAGTCCCGGGAACCGATTTAAAAATGCGGTGTGCCGAATCTATCGCGCCTCTACTAATCGGCTTCGCTTCGGAGTTTCACGAATTTATAGAGGAAATAGATAACGGAACTCTCGACGACTGGGGTTACGCTTTTCGCGATGTAAGAGGAGTCCCGGGAAAACTTTCGAACCATAGTTCGGGGACGGCGATAGATCTAAATTCGAAAATTCATTCTCTCGGAAAAGTGAACACTTTCAGCGCGTCGAAGGTACCGATGTTACGCGCGCTCGTGAGAAAATATGGACTTCGGTGGGGTGGGGATTACTCGGGCCGAAAGGACGAAATGCACTTTGAAGTAGATCTAAACGCGGTCAAGGCGGCCGCGCTGATTAAGAAGTTAGGACTAAAGTTATGAGCGACATAACGCAAGCAAACACTCCGGCGAGTACCGTCACGCTTCTAGCGTCTGCGGCTCGTACCGCTACCGCTTCAACCGCCGGAGTATCAGGATTCGCGGCGGCGAATAATCTAGTTCTCCAGCTCGAAGTAACTAACGCCGCCGGCGTAGGAGCTGAGCTAGATGTCGTCGTTCAAGACACCGTGGACGGAACCGCATACGCGACTATCGCGACCTTCGCTCAGGCGGTTAGCGCGACTAAAGAGATTATTCGTCTATCGACGCCTTTTACAGATACTCTCCGCGTCGTATATACGATCGGCGGGGTGACTCCCTCCTTTACTTTCTCGGTAAAAACTTTCGCGGACGCCTAAGATGAATCCTAAACTTAAAGCCGCCGCCTCCTCTTACCTCCGCGCCGCTGCCGCTTGCGTCGGTACTCTTTACCTTTCCGGTATTACCGATCCCGAGGTACTCGCGAACGCGTTTATCGCCGCGCTACTCGCTCCTGTGATGAAGGCTCTCACGCCGTCGGAAAAGGAATTCGGCCTTAAAAAGAAGTGAGTCCGACCGAGTGGGCCGCAAATATAGGCATATTCGTAACCCTTGCCGGGTTCTGTACCGCCGTTCTCCGCTTCTATATTAGGGCGATTCTTCACGAATTAGTCCCTAACGGCGGAAATAGCCTACGCGACCGGATAGATAAGATCGAGGCGAGACAGACGCATATTTACGATTTAATCCTCGAAGCGAATCTTCGTAAGTAAATCGTTATAAGACCGTTACCTAAAAAGGCTCGACTTGTCGGTTTCGAGGCGTATTCTTTTCTTATCTAGGCGGCCTCGCTTAGATTACGAAAGGCTTAAAATGTCTAAAATGGGAAATCTTTATTTAGAGCTATCGGAGAAGCTAGAGAAGGAATCTCCGGAGTTTAAAGAAGCTTTAGAATGTGGTTGCGAAGTCTGCGAGGATTCGACTATAGAAGCTTTAAAAACCGCGTTCGAAGAATATAGCAAAGCTCACGGTTTTAACGCGGCGGTCTCTTCATGATTGCGTTTCTTGGAAGTCTTCCGACCGGCGTCTGGTTTTTAATTATCCTCGCTTTCCTCTGGGGAATCGGCGGGTTCTGTTATTCTCTAGGTTCCGAAGTCGGAGCGGAGCGCGGCTTTAAATTAGGCTACGCTCGCGGAAAACTCGTAGGGACGCAGGAAGCTCATTACCTCGCTTCGCTATCGGATCGCGAGGCAATCTAAATGACGAAGAATCGAGTAACCGATAACTCCGTAATTCTAGGGAAACGCCGTACCTCGCGCCTCGCCGCGATTCGCGTCTATCCCGAAACGGGCTCTCTTCGTTTAAAGATTTACGAGCTACTTATCCGCGCCGGAAGTCGAGGCGCGACCGATTACGAGATCGAGTCGGTACTCGCTATTTCCGGGAACTCGGTTAGACCGCTTCGCGGAAGTCTCGAAAAGCAGGGCTTTATTATCGACTCGGGAACTACCCGAGAAAACCGTAACGGAAATCTCTGTATCGTCTGGGTTGCCGTAGAAGAGGGAATGATGTTATGAGCAACTTCGCGATAGATCCCGCTTATACCGAAGTTTCCGAAAGAATGACTATAGCCCGAGGACTCTGGCCGCTCTGTATTTTCCGTCCTCTTAACCCGGAGCGGCCTTACGAAATCGTAACGGTAAAAGAGCTCTCTTATGTCGTCTTTACCGCCGCTCTCTACCGCTTTCCGGAAGATCCTCTTCCCGCCGTAGGTATTGCCTGGGAGGAAATCCCGGGACGGACTCCTTATACGAAAGGATCCGAACTAATGAACGCGGAGACCTCCGCCTGGGGTCGCGCCTGTATTGCCGCCGGTATTCCTTCGAAAAAGATAGCGAGCTTCGAGGAAGTACGGAATCGAATAGAACCGAAAGCGGAGGCGGTAGCTAAACCTTCTCAGCCGGTCGCTATCGGCGAAGTGGTTTGGGATCCGTGGGAGACTGCCGCTCCGGTAGGTACGGGAGAAGTCTTCGACGCGTGGCACTGCAAACACGGCGAGCGAAAAGTTATCGAGGGAGAGAAGAACGGCCGTCCTTATCACGGCCTTGCCTGTCCTAAAACTCGAAACTCCGGCGACGAGTGCGTAACTAATTGGTTCGTTCTTAACGCCGCCGGTTCCTGGGTTCCTAAGTTAGAAGCCGTAAAATGAGCGGCGGCGAGATTATTAACCCGCGCGCTAAGATAAAGAGCGTCTTTATCGGTAACGAAATCGTCAGAGTCCCGATAGAAGTCTGCGATAACTGCGAGGAATGGAAAGACGCGCACGCGGGAGAATATACGAGAGGGATAGGCGGGGAAAAGATTCTCTGGTTCTGCGGTGATTGTAAATGAGCGTCTTATTCGAAGCCGGAGATAAAGCTACGTGCCACTATTGCGACGAAGAAAAACCGACGAAAGGCGGAGCGGCGATAGCCGGTTATCTCGGAATCGTCGTATGGTATTGCGCCGATTGTTACCTTTCCGTTCTAGGTAAAACTAATGGCTGAGGCCGATTACTTTGCGGAACCGACTCTCTTCGGAGAAGACTCCGATTATGTAGCCGATTTATTCGACCGCTTTATTCAGCCTCCTTACTCGGTACTTGACCGAAAACAGGGCTCCTGGGCTCGCCGTAAAAAACAATGGTTAGCCCTCGGAATTAAGTCCGAACTAGGTCGCGCGACGGATTTACTTTACGCGACTCCGAAAGAGGATTCGAGCGAAGCGGTTAAAAAGATTCAGGGAGCAACGGACGGAACCTCGGTCTTCGATCCGGTTATCGTCGAGTTAGCCGTTCGCTGGTACTCCGCTCCCGGAGGGATAGTCTTAGATCCCTTCGCCGGAGGTTCGGTAAGAGGAATCGTTACGAGTCTTCTCGGAAGAAACTATCTAGGAATCGACTTACGCGAGGATCAGGTAGAAGCGAATCAAAGTCAGGCTTCGATAGGGTCGAAAGACTTTCCACCTTACTGGTACGCCGGAGACTCGGAAAAGGAACTCGATACTTTTCAAGCGGAGTCGGTCGATTTAGTCTTTTCCTGTCCTCCTTACTTCGACCTCGAAGTTTATTCGGACGACCCGGACGACCTCTCGAATATGGACTGGTACGACTTTCGCTCCTCTTATTACGGGATAATCGATAAAGCCGCGAAAGCTTTAAAAGAGGATCGTTTCGCCGTCTGGATCGTAGGAGAAGTACGGGATAAGAAAGGCTTTATCCGGGGACTTATACCGGAGACGATTCAGGCTTTCGCGGACGCGGGACTTAACTACTACAACAACGGAATAACGCTCGATCCGCAGGCTACGGCGGCTCTACGGGCTACGCCTCAATTTACGGCGGGTCGGAAGCTCGTAACGGTACACCAGCACTTTATGGTTTTCGTTAAGGGAGACCCGAAGAAGGCTACCGAGTACTGCAACGCGGGAGAGGAGTTAGACGATGGAACCGATTCCCTCGACTAATCCGGTTCCCTCTTACGCCGTTATTCGGTGCGAGTGCGGATCCTGGATTATCTCGGGTCTGCCCTGCGCCGTTTGCTATATCTTAGAAACGAGGAAGAAGTGACTAAAGCGACCCTAATCCGAATCCTTCTCGTCTTCGAAGTACTTCTCTTCGTAGCTTTACTCGTTATTTCGGTTCGGTTCTAATGCTAAAACTTATCCCCAGAAGTTATCCCCAGGTTATTAACAGGCTCAAA